CTCTAATGTCTCGGGGTGTAGCAAATTCAATATTTTCAGCACATCTAATAAATGTTAAGATTTGAATATCTGCAGAAGCAACGGGAGAAGTTTGATTTGTTAAAACACGCAAAGTTATAATACCATTTGCATTAATATCTGGTGATAATGGTGTATCTCCAAAGCTAGAATTGATATCAAAACATTTAAGATATGATAATGTTTGAGTATATGGAACAACAAATTCGATATCAGTTTCTTCACAAATATCAACTATTTTAGTATATACAATAGATGTACTTTCTGGAGTATTAGCTATATCTCCTCTAGGATCCCATGATATCTTAAGTCTACCTCTATGATATTGTGAACAAATAATTTTAAATCTAAAAATCATATCACCACGCCAATATTTATACATATTAGCAACTATAAAAGGTGGTGTTCCTTGATAATAAGTAGTACCAGTTATAGTTTCAACTGAACAAAATGCAGGATTGACATGAGCATTGAAAAGTAAATGATTTGGAGCATCAGCTGCAGTCCAAAAATTTGCATGAATAAAAGATTCTCTACCTGCAAACTTAGATACAATAAGTTCATCACCAGTATCAACACCATTAATTTTAGGATCAATAGATAATTCATTTTTAGGATCTAAAGTTAATTTTTCAACTGGAGTTCCAATATGGGGTGATGCAAATTGTGGAAAGGGTTGTGATTTAAAAGGACGAACATCTTCTATAACAGGTACATTAGTGAAACCAAACATTTGAGCAACAGCTCCAACAGTTGTAGCAATCATAGAAGTAGCAGTCGCGAAAGAACCTATTATAGGTACACTTGATAGACTTGAGGCCACTCTAGAAATTGCTGAAGCTGGTTTAGATATAACACCTGTTCCGTATTCATCTTTAGACTGAATTGCTAATTCAACAGTAGGGCCAGCAATTTCAACATTTTCTGCCCATGCATAAACTTGAATAGTTACACCTGTTCCAGCAACTGAATTTGCATTATATAAATTACCAAAAGAATCAATATTTATAGTACCCATCTCTGATACATCACCTGCACCAGTAGCATCAATCCAATTCTTATGCCAAAGAAAAGGTAGGGTTATTTCTCCACCTTGAGATAATTGTGGATAAAGGAAAAATTTTGGTCGTTGTGAACGCCCAATTAAATGCAGTTCACCTCCAAAAGTCAGAGGAGCTGGATTAAACACGGGCATTGGTCTATAAGAGACCATAGCACACCCATAATAAAATGGTGATGCATTAATTATAATTTTAACCTTCAAATTACAACGAAGCAAATAAAAATTGTCAAGTTTTCGTTGAATTGTTGTATGTGAGAAATATTCATACCAAGGATTAAAAAATTCAAATATATCACTATTTTCAACCCAAGTATAGGTTCGTATCAAAACTGGTCTTTTAAAGAAATCTCCTAAATCAGCATTAATTGATGAATCAATTTGACATTGAGATATTGATGTTGGAGGAAGAATATTTGAACCATTACTATCATCTGTAAATTCAACAATCTCTTGTTGAACATCAGATGCACCACCATGATGTCTCTCAGAAGAAATATCGGCAGATTGTGGTTCATAATCATATTCATATTCAGATTGAAACTCAAAAATACAGTCACTTTCTTTACATGAACATAAACATTTCGACGGGAATCCACCCATCGTCTCGGTAATATTTCGCATATTACGCGCGTTAGCTAGTTTACACGGACAGCTCGCCTCATTATTGTTTTGAAATCGTTTTTAAGACGATAGTATTGATTTAGACACCATCGAATATGTTAATCTATCACAACAATAGATTAGAATTTTTAAGAAAAATCTGATTGGTTCTTTAACGTGTACCAAACAAAACACATATGAAATTACCAAACAACATGTTTAGAATTTCGTCTAAAATCTTCAACCAACTCATTCCAAGTTGGAAAAGTACTTTCAGTAACCCATATATTGTAATTTAATTCATTAACAATATTAATAAGTAATTTCCGTTTTTCTTCAAATACTTTTTCTCCATAGAAAAAATACTCTCTAAGAGCAGTGGAAATAACTGCTAACGCTTGTTCTTCAATACTAATAGATTTAGATCTGGTCCATATAGTGAGCATTTTCTCAATAGAATCATGATCTAATTTAGCTAAATAACACTTCAAAGATTCATCATACACCCAAGTACGTTTTAAAAAAGATGTATCACGTACATTTATAAAAGGTATACTTTCTGCATTCTTATCAGCCATAGTATATCCAATACCGATTTTCGCAAATTCCTTAGATATATCAGTATGATTAAACCAATCACAATCTTTATTAACAG